GTGATGTGATCGTCTGATAGGTAGCCTACGTTCATCGCAAACGAGTGAGTCTTCGGTGATTCAGCGGTGATTTTCTTGCCCTCGTAGAGTATACGAAACGCCTTTTCCTTGTTAGCATTGTAAGTGCAAACGCTGACTGACTCGGCTGTCTTGCCTTGCTTAAAAGCATGTATACAGTTCTTGGTATCGATCCTGTTACGTTCCCATTTGTTATTCGGTGATAAGGCTGAGAGAACGCTAGCTACTATGTAAGGATCGACTCGATAGGTCATACCGAGTTCTTTACAGAACTGCTGTGCTTCTGCATACCATGCTCTGCCAGCTCTGACGTGATCGTCGGTAGCTTTGGCAAACCAGCTGTGGATATTACGCTTGATTTGAGTGTCGCTGAGAGATACTACGCTTCGTTTTTCGGTGGTCATAATTGTGTGGATTTGATGTGATTCGATTGAGACGAGAGCCGTCGCATAACTTTGTCAAAGAACGGAACTGCGTACGAGGCGAGCGCATGCTCGTGTTATATGTATGCACGAGAAAACAAAAAACATCTGTTTAAGAACAGATGAGTGTGCTGTCGGAATCGTCGAGGTTCTCTCCAAACACGCGTTCTTCCTGTGTTTGAGAGCCTCTATCGGATTTATAATCCGTTGCAGTGCCGATAAACAGTAGTCTCTAGACTACTATGTGGCTAAAGCTGTGCCAAACTCTACTCTTTAGAGTAGTAAGGGGGGTTAGCGGTAAACAACACGTATATAAACCCTCTCGGAAATTTGCAACAAAAACAAAAAACCCCCTCCAAGGACTTTAACATCACAAGGAGAGGGTACACATATAACAACACACACGTTGAAATAATGATGGCACTACTCTTGAATTATTCTAGACGCAGTGCAAGCTAAAACTCACTATCTTCGTCATCTATTTCGTCACTCCAAGCACCATCCCAGTCAATATCTTCATCATCTACCATCTCGAATGTGGTCGATGCCATCTCATCTCTAGCCATTTCTAGCAATCCTCTGGCTGCATAGACGTTATCGTAGACATATTCCATCTCTAGCTCTGGATGAACGACCATTATAAAGTAGTTCTCAAAGTGTTCACCTGCAATGGCTTGAATCTGTTCTAAAGGATTATCCGACATAAGGTATTGACAGGTTAAAAGTGACTATTATAATTATTATATACTAATACGAGATGGTGCTAGCACTAGATAAGGAGACCTAGTCTCCCACTAGTCAAGAATTAGACCTTATATATTATATATATTATATTATATCCAAGAGGACTCTGGTCTATTTGTTCTCTTATAGTAGGTATCCACGAATTTACTTAGCTCTTTGCTAGCTGTATCTTCTCTTCGTTCCTTAATCTTCATGTCTGCGTCTTGAGCCATTTGTTCTACCCAGTAGTTACAGGCTATACTAAGAGCATCTAGTCTATCGTCGTTCCTTAAGGCTCCTCTGAGTCTTGTTAGTCTAGTCAACTGATACATCATCATGTATCTTAGGTGTTGTTCTGCTGGATACTTCTGAGCTGACTTGTAGTCGTTCTCAATAACAGAGGGTGCTATAACGAGCCTATGGGCTGCTAGGAGAGGCTCAAGGGTGTCTATGATCCGTTTCTCTTTCTGTTGATGGTGACGTACCTCTTCAAGACTGACAGGGTATTCTCGGCTAAATATGGGCGTTATGAGTTGGTTGAACATACCATCACCGAAGTTACTCTCCGTAATGACAGCATTTACCTTGTTCCTCTTAGCAATGCGGACTAGTTCTAGCAAGGTAGGTTCTTCGTAACCTCCTTTGAGTCCACCAGCTTCTGGAACATACAAGGTGCCATTACACATCTTTACTACAGCATACCCAGTCTCATCCTTACCTCTACCAGAGGGGTCGATGGACATCACTGAACCAGTGTAAGGTATCATGTCACCTAGAATCTTCATAGGTCTGTAGAACCTGTCACCTCTTAGTCCTACGTTGGGTAGCCTGTCCCACTCTAGCTCAGGTGTCTGCGCCCATACTAGCTTCTCTGGCGCAACATCTTGGTCAATGTCTTGCACAACCAAGTTGCCAAGTTTAAGAGGATAACGGTCAAGGTCAGCAAGGTTAGGGTTGAGCATGAACTGCATCGCGTAACCAGCTGAGCCATAAGATATTTTTCGCTCTTGCAAATCAAAATCTGTAAAGCGCGTAGGTTCGGCAGAATCGCCTTGGGTATCCTCATCTATACAGAGGGTAGACAGGGTATCGCCATATGTGTTCATCGCCTTCTTAGGGTCTACCTTCTCAGCAGACCACACCTTGGACGTAAACCCTCTCTCTTGTAGTTTACTGTAAAGGCTGTCCTCACACTGAGGCGTACCTAGAACAAGTATACGAGATGTCTTATTAGGCTTAATGATGGCATCAAATTCTTTAATCTGTTCTGACAGCTTGTCTCTCATCTGCTGTGTAGCAGAGTTGTTTGCTACCTCAACGTCATCCGCAATGATGATGTCAGCACGAGAACCTGTCAGCTGGGAAGTTATTCCCAAGCTCTTAACACTAGGTGCGTGAGAGGCTCCAGAGGGTCCTACGTCAAACGATACCTTAGAGAATCTCTGGTCAGCATGGGGCTTCAAGAAACTCAGAATAGGGATGTCATGAATCAGTCTCAACGTGAACGTAGAGAAGTCATCAGAACGTGTCTTCGATGCAGAGACAACTAGGATGTTCTTAGAGGGGTCTAGGAACAACTGATGTACTACGAACGCAGAACAAATCCAAGACTTGCCAACTCCTCGAAAGCCTTGCACCACAGCCCGCTTTGGACCATGCTGCATGAAATCAGCTATATCGTATTGTATGTCAGTTGGGTCACGCTTGATCTGTTCTAGCGAGTGCCAAATGTAATACAGGAAGTTTCTGAAGTCTTTAAGTTCGTTAGGTATTTGTGGCTGCTCTTGGCTCATCATCTTCTCGGAACGGCAGCACCTCTACTAAATTTTGCATGGTGTTGTCTTCACTAACTGAGGCAGTGACTTGGTTGTCTTTGAGTAGCTGCCTAGCTACATTAAGGATTGCTGGGTTTGATTCTCCAGACTTGATGACAGTCAGTAGCTCTTCAATAGTTAAAGCCATTAACTCATCTAAAAGTTCTTTGTTCTTATTGTTTGTCGTCGTCATCTTCTTTAAGCTCCTTTAAGATTTTGATTACTAAATATGTGAACGACGTTAAGCCAACTAGAATGGCTACGAGCGCATTCACGTCCGATAGGGTTAATGTCCCGAGGATTCCTAAGAAGCCTACGAGGGATGGAGTATGTTCTGAGTTCATAATTTTTAAGCTAGTACCTCCATTAGTGTTATGGTTGATAGAGCATTTTGATAACTAAAAAATATTTGTCTATTATTACCTGATGTATCAAGTTTTTGTTGTACCTTGTAAGTAACCGTACTAGCTGTTGAGGGTGAGTCTAGGGCTGTATAAGAAGAAGAAAATGCAGCTTGAACACCCGCTGTACCATCAAATCTTGCACCAATATATTCTGCTATTTCTGTGCTTCCTCTTACAAGTCTAACTAATCCTTTTTGATTATTAACAGTTCCTGTAGCAAGACCTACAGAAGCAGAAACTATTACAAAAATTTTAGAAGAAGCAGCAGTAGGAGTTATAGATACTGACAAACCTACATCATCGTAAGTTGTTGTACCATTATTAACCTCTGTTGAAGTTGTTGCAAATACTACCTGACCAATCTTACCACCGCCAACCGTAGTGCTACCACCTAAGGCGACTGCACTTCCGTTGATTGTTATGGAATCGTTCTCCAGTTGGCTATTAGGCAAGCTGCCCTCTAGCATCCGAGTGTTGTTTTTTGTTAAACTCATATATCATTTTTTGGGGTTAATTTTTAAGATAAGGCGTGGAACTCCACATTGGCAGTTATTGAGGCGTTGGTATTTTGATCGGTTAAGCTTATAGACCAAGAAGCTCCTTTCTTAATAGGAATTGTTGCCGTAGCATACTTATTTCCATCGGTGAGGGTAGCACTATTTAAGTACTGTTTATAGGTATGTCCATCCGCAACTATCGTGGCTAAACCTCCATAATAATACGCGCTACTACCAGAACCCCATTGCGCACCATTAATTTGTATCACCAAGAATCCAGATGATGGAGCTGTACCTGAATTACCGACAGCGGAAGGAGATGACAAGCTTGGGCTACTAGCATCCACATAAGCCTTGATACTCGAAGAGCTAGCCAACGAGGTTGTTGACACACCAGAGGTCATCGTGTCATCATCTATAACCTCAGCGAGTTTACTTGTTGGAATACTTCCAGCAAGTTTATCTTCTGTAATGCTTCCAGCTAACTGTGCGTTAGTAATACCACCTGCTAGTTTATCCTGAGTGATACTCCCCGCTAACTCTGAATTAGTAATGCTAAGTCCTGCTAGTTTATCCTGTGTGATACTCCCAGCTAGTTTATCGTTAGTTACACCAAGGTCTTTAATCTCAGCCTTGTTAACACTTGTAAGTCCAATCGTTACGTCATCCACCGAGACCGAACTAGCGGCACTAGCGGCTGTTACTACAACAATCTTAGAACCACTTGGAGGCGCGGCTGTTCCTTTAAATTCTATTGTAGAGTTAGTCATACTAATCTCATAGGAATCTATAGGCGACTGCATCACACCATCAATAGACACACGATAAGCCTCCTCTTTTTCTGTTTGAGGAGTAAACGCTGTGAGACTAAACACTTTAGTTGCTCCGTCGCCTGTAAGGGCTTGGCTTGCAAAGTTTGACAGACTTGTACCTGCTTGTAGACCTTGGGTAGCGATTGCGGCAAACTGAGAAGTACTAGCATCTTCGGCTATCTCTTGTGCCACAAACAGTCCTTGTTGGTAAGCTGTATCTAGGTCACTCTCGGATAGTCGTGAGCCGTTCTGGAAGTCTACTAGCTGTGCTGTAGAAGTAGCACGATACAACCGAATTTTTGTATAAGAAGCAGCGGGGGTATCAGCCAGTGTAACCGTCTTGTTTATTGCGTCTGTAGGACTAGATGCGTCTAGCGCGAGTGGAGTCCACTTGCTCCCATTAAATCCGATTACATTTACATCGTTGATGATGATGTATTTGAATGGCACGTTGTAGGTTGTAGCGGATAGTTCTCCACTGCTGTATTCTTTATATGATTGTGGCATGATTATTTTTCCTTGTTAATTTATGCGTCTAGCAATGCTTGTAATGTTTCGGTTGATGCACCTCTTTGTGCTTGAGTGTTGATAGAGCGCATACGTTTGTACTCTCGTTCGATTTCTGGAAACTCTTCCATCATCAAACTTAGAGAGCGCGAACGATACTTACTCATTACTTTATTGATAAGTTGTACTCTAGGACTCTTTAATGCTCCGTCAGTGAGTGGAGAGAGTCGCTGGTAACGTTTGCTACTAATTAACTTCTCAAGTTCTTGTCGAAGAGTTTTGCCTCTGATCTTTGTGTCACTAAGAAGTTCTAAGCGTCTGTCGTAGGCAGACTGTCCTTTATCATTAACGAACTCCGTCATGTCGATACTACGGTCAAGTGTTGTGCTTGTCTGTGTAAAGCCATGTTCAAGTGATGCTAGTTCTTCAAACACTACGTCACCGTCTCTTGTAGAGATAGCTGAAGGATTGAACGGACCAACGAATGGAATCTGTTCCATGATTACAGGCTCACCTAAGATGTTACGTTTAGGGTCTAGGTTGTCGTTACCCATTGGTAGCTTCTTCATAAATGCGTCACTGAGGCTGCGGACTTCTCTCAAAGTCGTGTCACCCATAACGGATTGACCTTGATAGAGAACGTTGGGAACAAACCCACCAGCAATGTTTCGGACTGCTCGTTCCATCTTACGGTCTGGCTCTGAGATAGCATCAGTCAGGAATTTAAGACCTGCTAGGTAAGACTTCTCAGTTACGTTACGAGATAGAGAGATAGAGGCTGCTGCAAACATCTGCTCAGCCAGCGTTGTGTTACTACTGGCGTGGTCGTCCAACTGCTCAACAATATCTACAAGGACACCAAAGTGTGTGCCGAGAGGATCGAGACCCGCAAAGCCAGCATACTTGTTTCCAAACTTGAGTGAATACTTTTGCCATCCTGTAGCTTCAAGAGTCTTGCGTTGTGCGGTATCTTTTGGACCACCGCCCGTGATAAAGTCACGGTTTGCCATAATCATATAAATCAACGTGCTGTTGATCATAACAGATGTAGCAATCTTACCTCTTGTTCGTGCAACCTCGATAGGGTTACGAGACTCTAGCTTCATACGCAACTCATCTTGAGTTCGCTTGAGCATTGGCATGTCAGGCATCATAGCAAGTGCGCTACGTCCTGCATCCATTGCGCCACCTGATGCTCGATCAAATGAGAACTTCAGAATGTTTACTGGAGTACGAATGAACGGAAAGATTAAACGTAGCGGAGGAACTTTAGAAGTCATGGCTTGTGCCAAGTCTGCAAACGCACCTGCATCGTTTGTGAATGTACCGTAACGTGCTTGCTCTAGTGAGCGAGCTGCTACGTTGTCAATGTCAGAGATGTTCTCTATTCCGAGTCCACCTTCCTCAACTGACTTTAGCATGTCTGCGCGTTTGTTCGTCTCTTCGCCTATGATACGATTCACTTCGGAACCTCTCTTCTGTGGAGACATTGGTTTCTTACCACCAGCTACAAGTGCGTCATCCATCTTCTTGACGGTTGCTTGTGCAAACTTCATGACACCTGCATCAGAGAACGCACGTTCACCATCCACAAGGACAGCGTCCATACCTCTCATGACATACTCGGTCAATGCGTCAGGGTCTTTGATTCCTAACTTCATGCCTTTGAGTGTCCACTCCATCTTTGCGTTCGAGCGGAACAGAGATTGCTTAAACACTTCGTCCATCGCCATGAGGGTCTTAGCTGGAATGTTAACAACATTCTCACTGAACCAATTCATGGAGTTCTTCATCGTTTCTTCAGGAGCAGCATTATCAAAGTATTTTGGAATACCAGTGTTTGCTGTGTTCTCAAGTGGGTTACGTCCGATGTCTAACAACTGGTCTTTCATCGAATACACATCTAAGAAATACTTCATAGACTCACGGAACGATTCAAACGTTGACATTTCTTTCAGCACCATACGAGTGATGGCTGGGTCTACAGATAGTCCACCGATTGCTAGCTCTGTTTGGAGAAGGGTCTGGGTAACCATGTTACCAACACCATTCTTCATCATAGTCCTTGGACCAGATAGTAGGGAGTTGATGAACCAGTTCTGTGCCATCTCCATGAACTTGCCACCTTCGGCAGCGCGTCCTGCTTTAACGACACCAAGCATCTGGTCAATCATATCCTTAGCGGATGCGTTCTTAGGGTCACCACCTGCAAGAATAATTCTGTTAATTAGGACATCAAAGTTCTGCTTCTCTCCTTTGTTGCTAGCCATGTATTGGTTAACAATCTCTTGAGAGCGTCTCTCTGCTGCTGATAGACTTAGCTTAGTTCTGGCGAACTGTGTTGACTGTAGACCTTGACCAAATCCTCGACGGAGGTTGGAGCCAGCAGCAACTAGGTTCAACATCTTCTGGATGTCTCCCATTAGTTCTGCTCGGTCTGCGTCAGTAGCTTCAGCACTTTGCGATGCAATCTTCTTAGCTTTCTCTACGATGTCAGCACCTTGCTGAACAGCGATAGATTCTACTGTGTACATACGAGCTGAAATTCTACGAAGCGCAGCTGCGTCTTTACCTGCTGCTCGAACTTCTGACTCAACTATGTCAATCTTTTGACCAGACATCTCAGCACTACGTCTTGCTTGCTCAACTGCCTGAACGATACCGCCACCCTTAAGTCCATCAGAACCTTGTAGCTTACCATCTTCGTAGAAGCCTATGCTTCCAGTCTTTTCCATTTCCTCTAGGACTTGCGTCTCTGCCTTCGCTAATACTTCGCCAAGGTCATAAGCTGATTCAACTTCACTAATAGCTTTGACGGTTCCTTTAACAGCAAGCGTACCGCCTCTGTTTTCTATAGTGATTTCTGGTCTACCTTCGCCTGACTTCTGGAAGAAACGATTCTCGTTTATCCGCGCACCTCTTGATTTGATAGGATTTCCATAAGGAGTCTTATAACTTTCTATAGAATGCTTGCGGTTCTGCTTACTAATTAGGTCAGCAAAGTTAGCGACTGTGTCTCCTAGTAATGTTCCCTTAGCGTCAACGCCCATAAAGTCTTTCAAGACTTGTATAATATTATCCCATAGAGTTGTGTCGCCAGTCTTAACACTTCTTAAGTAGTTCTGGAACTTAGTGTTGCTCATGGCTTCAGCCAAGAACTCGTCTACGTTAGTAAGACCATACCACTCTCCAATACGCGAACGCATTCCAGAGCTGTCCAAGAAACCTGTGGCATCATTCAAGCTGCCCATGATTCCTTTAAACTCATCAGGGGCGTTATCAAGAGCAGTCTTATAGCTCTCTAGTAAACGCTTGAGCGGAGGAGCTGTGTCAGCACTGGCGATGAGTTCATCAACCTTTGCTAAATAGTCAGCTCCTTTAAGGTTACTGATTGTAGATATTTCTGGTGGGATGAAACGAACCTGAGCTGCGTGTGTTATTTCATGAAGCAGCGTTGCTTCTGTAAACACGGCATCTCTTGCCATTTCTCCCTGCGATATTTTTGTACGGTTCGAGTAAAGCTCGATGTTTTGTTGGTTTCCTTTGAACCCAAACGAACCAAATGAGTCAGAGTCTTCTATAATAGTACGAACAGTTGTTTCAAGAAACTCGTTGTCCTTTCCTAAAATTTCTAAAAGACCAGCTGCTATGTTCTTAACTTGAGGTGTCGATCCATTCTCAGCAAAACGCTCTAGTGCAAACTTAGCGTTTGTCTCTCCAGCAATGTTTCCAGAAAAGTCACGCTCCATTCCCACAACTTCCTTGTCGTTTATGTAACGAAGTGCGGGAAGCTGCATTACTTGCGCGAGGGCTGAATCGGTAATCTCTCCGCTATTCTTTGCTTCATCACCAGTCATCAATCCCCATGTGCGAATCTCCTTTACGGAGTTCCTCATGCCATCGTTTAGTTCGATAGAGAAAGAATCTTTAGGGTTGTCAAAGTATTTAGATGAAACCTCTGGGTTGTATTTTCTGAAGTGTCCAATTAAAGTTTCTTCAAGTAGATCAAGAATATCATCATTTTCCAGAACGTTATACGCTTGTGATTTTAAGTCGTTAAAAGTTTCCAAGAAATTAAGGTCATCTAGAACGTCTTCATCTAAATTAAGTTTATCTAGTTCATTATAAAAATCTGCAATAAAAGCTTTTTCAGCAAAAACTGTCCGACCTCCTCTACGAACTTGAGCTTGTCTCCATTGATAAAATAAATCAGAATCATTAAAGCCATCGAGTATATCGCTGGGGTTTTCTAAAAGGTCTTGTTCTTTTAAAGTTTTTACAAGATCATCATACTCGCCTTTAAGTGTTTTTGGACCCTTTGCCCTGTCTGTCTTAGACATTCCAACCTTACCGCCAAAAGGTTTAGCCACTTTGTTGACAGCAGAAACCATTTTATCTTTGTATTGGTTGTAACTCTTAGCATCTTGGCTGACCGCAAAGTCTTGTATCTCATCCCCTTCTTTAGTAAGTCTTTTGTTTAAAGTTTCAGAGGCATTCTTACCGAATACGTTTTCTGAATCTTCCGCATTCTTTACTATTTTTGTGACTGTTTCCCCGTCTGCCTTTGTGATGTCGTAAGATCGACTACCGTCCGCATTGAGAGCATTTAGTTTAATGTTATCAACTGTTGTGCCATACAGCGAAGCAATCTGATTCGGAGTAGACCACGATACTCTATCATAACCTTCCTTCGCAGCTAACTGCATTATCATACGCATAGATGCGGGTATGTAACTATCTTCTAGAGGTAGCTTACCTTTATCAATCGCTCCGTCTCTGATAGCTTGACGTTTTCCTTGAAGTACGTCCGATTGAACTTCTTCAACATAAAGAACCCTTTGATTTGTATTTGCGTCTGTGCGGTCTGTAGTTCTAAAGTGTAGAAGAGTGTTATCCTTGAAGTGCTGGTTAGCATTATAAAGTCTAGCTTGTGATGAAGTTCCATCGCCAGCTTGTAAAACAAACTCACGGTAGTTATCTCCCCCTTCTTGATTTCCTAACCTTTCATAAGTTTTATTGGTATCTAGACCACTACGCTCTTTAAGCATATACTTAAACTGGTTCTCATTTAAGAACTCATCAACTTCTTTCTGTGTAACACGATCCTTACCTTTTGATTGCGCCCAGTCATCGAAGCCCATCCAGCGTAACTCTTCAGCTGTGCCTTTCTCACCAAACTTGATAAGCTCTTTCTCCATGACATTAACAGGAACAGATTTATTCTTGTCTATTCTCTTGGACTGAGTGAACACATTCTTAGATGCTTTAACGGCAGGACTGTAATCCTCTACTTGCACAGTTCTAATTTGTTTGAAGTCCATGCCTTCACCAATCTTCTTGGCTCCCACCGCATCGCCTCCTTTGAATTTCTTGTGCGCTCTAAGAGCCAGACCGAACGTACCCGCCATAGCTCCAGTGATGCCTAGACCTTCTAAGGTATTCTTGAAACGACCTTCGAGTTCTGAGTCATCACCGTCTGCTGCTAGGTATTCAGTGACAGGATTAGCTACGGATGGGAAAGCTTGTATTAGATTAGAGAGACGTTCTTCTTGTGCGTCGAACGCTACAAAGTCTGTAGCTGCTTCGGATGCTAGAACACCTTTCCAATTCAAGACTTCTTTACCCTTCTTGTTTACCTTCATGAAAGGCTTGGCAAACTTAGTAGCCTTACCAGCTGCGCTGAGACCTTTAGATATAGCACCGTAGGGAACGAGGAACTGCGTGATACCTTCAACAAGAGAGCCAGCAATAGTCTCTGATCTGCCTAAGAAACGGTTATCATAGTCTGGTAGGTAATCAAATGTTGCCCAATCAGCTAATTGATAGACACCTTGGACCGCTCCTTCAACACCTCGAAACGGTGCAGCGAGGATGTCCTTGACCATGCTGGGGTCTTTTTGGTTCTGTATCAGCTCATCTCCACCGTTATTAATGTTTTTGAGTATTTCGTCTGTGTTTAATCCAAGTGCCATAATTTTTTATTTATCCTTTTTTGAAAATCCAAATCCAACAAGAGTGTAAGCGTTCACCTGATAGCCTACCATTTTTTGTATTATTTCTAGTGTACCAGCCTCATCCATGTTGGATGTATCATATAGTGATGATGCGTATTCTCTTAACATGACCTCTTCTTGAGTAGTTAGATTGTCAGAGTCGGTGAAGGCTTTGTCAACCAAGTCATAAGGAAGAATGACTATCGCTGATTGGCTGATTTCTGTGGCAGAGAATTTTACACCATTGATACTTCCTGAACCAAGTTCTTCTAATGTAATTGGAGCAGTGCCGTCTTCGGAAGCACGTTTTAAAGTCTCTCCGTGTAAATATTCTCCAGCTTTTTCCTGATATTTAATGGCTTGTTTAGCTAATTTTTCATCAGATAGTCTAACCTTTTTATTGCTGTTGTTTATATTGACATAAACCATATCGAACTTCCCGTCTTGCCAACTCACTACATCATCCCCTTTAACCTCGTGTCGGGTAGCCCCATCTCTGTAGGAACCCATACCAAAACCTCGGCTTGTGCTATTTAGGTCTTTAAGCATTTTCATTCGATTAAATGCCCCGTTTTGTAGTGCCTGATATGCGGGCGTTCCACTTATAAATCCTTTTTTGCCGTTCAAAGCGTGTGGGACTAAGCCGCTTATTTCTTGAAGTTCAACAACAGGTTGCTCAGTTTTTTCGCTCGCTGTCTTCTGATCTTCTAATACGGTTGCTGGGTCTTCTTCCGCACCTACTCGACCGTCAAGCTTACCATCAGCCATGTCAGCTTTTAGGTCAGCCTTACGTCTTAATCTTAACTGTTTGCCTTCTTCAATTTTCTTTTGATAGAAAGCTTCACTAGTCAGATTTGCTTCTTCAGTAGAAGGCTCTCTGTTAAGTATTTCGTTTGCTAGAACATCGGTCTCAGCTTCATACTCAGTTGCTTTTTCCAATGCCTCTGGTGCGCGTTCAAGGACTTTGGGGTCTACTGAATCTCCCACCATTGAATCAAGTTTATAGCCATCTATAATCATTGACGAATATGTTTCTGTATCGTCGCCCCCAATATCATCCTGAAAGCGTAGCTCTTTTATAGACTCTTCTTTGTCATTAACGAACTGATCGTGATCCTTCTTCTTCTCAGCAACAAAGATCATTCTAGCCTTCATTGCTTGTGCAGGTTTATCGATAGGGTCAATATCAGGATTGGCGTAGATAGCATCAATGATAGGATTTAGTTCTTCCAACCATTCTTGTGTCTGGTTCGCTCTATCTAATTCCGTATCCATTCTTTCGTAAACTGGATTACCTGCTGAATCTTTAACAGCCAGAAAATCCATAAACTCGGAGCTTGCTACATTTACTCCTGAATTTGTTCGCTGTGTAACAACCCTCATTTGTTCTTTAACAACCTCGTCCGAGAACTGTCTTACTATTAATGCCTTGGTTCCTTCAGATATACTTTTATCATCCTCTGGAATCTTAGCGACAGCGTCTGACACAGCCCTAGCAACATCAGCAGCGTTCTTTGCTTTCGATGTATCAACTGTGATTGTAAGACCGTCATTTATGAATAGTTCTGTAGATGGTGGAAGGTCTTGCCCTAAAGCGATAGCGTTAGAATAAATTGCTTGGAACTCACTAACGGAGTCATTACGTTTTGTCTCTACGCCCTGAGCTATTAGGTCTAGTCTTTTATCTTCATTAGACCTAGCATTTTGTAGCTGGTCCAAAAACTCTTCGTTGACCGCTCCGTTACCTATTTTTATACCACCCTCTTCATAAAGCTCAATTATTCGATCTGCTTTTGCTGGGTTCTTTTCTCTTAAATTAGTAACAACGCCTACAAGTATATCTTGATTTTGCTCAACCGTTCCCGCACCAGTAGCATCATCCCAATCAGGTGCTGACCAAGTTGAGTCAGAAAATTTCTGAGATATGTCTGTAATAGTTTCAGCCTTGTGTTCACGAATCATGTGAGCGTTCTTGAGTTCCCCAAACCTAGCCTTGGTTGATTCACTGATGCTGTTAATCTGTTTATAGAACTCTTGTTCTCCTAGACCAGTTAATCCGTACTGCTCCGATATCTCATCCGCTTTAGTCTGAAAGTCAAAGCTTTCATCCTCAGCGTATTTGTCCATGTTAGTCAAGTAGTCTTCAGTGAAGACACCAGCCACACGACTACCCACACGCCTGTAAGCACGTTCGTAGTTGTTAGGGTTCTCAGCGAAGGTTATGAGCTTCTTACGTTGAGCCTCATCTATTTTCCTTTTGTCGTTGTTGATTGATTCAGTAAGACCAGAGGAGTCTCCAGCATCTAATAACTTAAGTTGCTCAGGTGTTAACAACTCCGTAGCATCTGCCATAGCAAGAGACTGTTGCTCTTTAATGTTTGCGTAACCTTTGAGTATTGGACCAGAGTAACGCTCTAGCGAGTCTGAGAGCTGCGACAAGGCATTTGTTTTGGAGTATACAGGGGCAGCTACCGAATAGTTACCAGCACTCACTTGAGGAGCGCGGAAGGTCTGCTCGTCAAGGTTAAGGTCTACATCAACACGTGAGTCATTTCCTCCGAGGAGGGATTTGAGAGTTTGTTTTCTTGCCATTATGTTTTGATAGAGCTGAGAGTTCCGTAAGTGTTAAGACCTGTGTTTGCACCTTTCAGGATTCCCCCAAGGTAGTCAGGCTGTTCGATTGGCTTGTTAATAGCAAGCAGACGCTGTGAAGAACCTAGAGCGTTGTCTTGCATACGTAAGTCTGTAGCAATTCCAGATTGCTCTAGTTGTCTTGTAAGTCCAAAGCTGTAAACTGCTTGCTTACGTGTTAGGTCATTCATTAGAGCGTCAACGCTGATACCAGATACGCCAGCCTCACCAGCAGATACACGAGCAGTTGCTCTAGCTTCTCTTGCCTTAGTAACGGACTTCTGTAATTGAGTAGCAGCTTGCTCCTCTTGGAATCTTTGATTGATACGTTCAGCAGACTGTTGTTGGAGAAGACGTTGTTGCTCTGCCTTAGTTTGGTTTGCTTGAGCTTGGGCTTGCGCCTTGGCTGCCTGTTGTTGTCCTCTTATACTGAGAGCTGAAGTAGCTACTCCCATCGTAGTAGACAGAATAGTAGCACCTACTCCAGCTGCCGCTGCACTGCTAGCTCCTGCGGCTAATCCTATTGTTACTGGACACATATTATTCTTTCTCCTTTTTGGTTATTGTAAATTCATAGAAGGGGTGGTCAGAGAATTTATACTCTTGCCCCATCTCCGCACCACACCACTTAAGCCAAGCGATGGCTGCTTTATTATCTTTGTGAACAAAGTTCTTTGCTCTTGTGTATGACTCAACGAGTGTGTTAACCACAAACCTAGAGCCTCTTATAAAATCGTATTTGCAATCAACCACTGAATCTGTTGATAGCATCCATATATACCCATCACCCTCAAAGTTGAGGGAACCAGTTCCAAACATACAGAACGGTACATCATACGGATCGAACACTGTGTAAGTCACCGTGTCGGCACCTAGTGCTACTTCCAAAGCTTCCTTCGGAGTGTAACCCATGCACTCACACTCAATCTTATCTACCTGCCTCATGAACGGATAGATGTGTTCTATGTCGTCCTCAACGGACTCACACATATAAATCTTACCTTGTTGATAGATTTTCTTACGCATAGCGTGATGATCTGGAGTGCATGAATGATTCAAACTCTGCCGATTGAAAGTTAGATGGCAAAGCTGAATCGTTCTCAATACTTATTTTAGTATCCTGTGCTTTCGTAAGAACAGGGAAACGATAGAACCCGCTGTCTAAGTTAAGAGTTCCTATTGTAGTGGAACCCACAACATCAGGAGTAAAGATATTCTCATAGGTATCACGGAACTTAGGAGTCACCTTGACCTTAAAGAAAGCCGTATTGTCAAAGTATATAGAGCCATTGCGTATCAACAACTTAGCGGCATTAGATGGGCTTGTGCTGTTGCCCGCCTTGGCTTTAAATAGTTGCTCAGAGAAGGTGTACTTCATGGTATAAGAGATGCCTACCCATACATTTGTATCTATATCATTACCAGCAGTATCAACATCGTTAACCGCTTGTGTAAGAGTAACAGTGGCTCCTGAGTTAGTAGCATTGAGCTTGAGTCCGTCTGTCGTGTAAACCTCTACAGAGTTGTCTGCTGGGGTGTATGGTAGGGTGATTGTAGAGGAGCCATGTGTAACAGTCTTAGCTACTCGCATATCAAGGTGAGTAACGTAACCAGCAGCATCCTTTAAGCCAGACTCTAGAGGCATCTCAATGAGATTAGTTTCGGTTCCATTAGTCATGACTGCGTATAGAGTAGACTCAATGAACTCAATACCTCGTATCTCCCCTGTAAAGGTAAACTTAGACCAAGCACTTAGGACTTTCTGGTTATTATTCCAGAAGTAATTGTAGATATATAGGGAGCCTTTCTCTTCACCACTGAGTAACACAATCATATCCTCGGAGGTAGTCCCTGCCATATCAATAATGTTACTAGGAATGTAAGCGGGAACGTGTTCAGTAACCTCAGTGGAATCGTAATTATCCGTAGAGGCATTTACAGTGAACTCTCTCATCCCCGTAAAGGCTCCACGAGTGAACGGGAAGTAAATATAAGAACCTAATGGTAATGGGTCTACTTGGTCTTCAAAGCTGAAGTTAGTAATAGGGGTGATGCTGACTGTCTTAGGGGTCAACACATCGCCACCCTTGAGAACGAACTGTCCATTCTCTGAGAATAAAATAAGATTCTCTTGGAAGCCTTTAGCGGACTTAAGGTTAGTCACTCGACTACTTGCTACTGATATGTCAATAGGGTCGGAGTCTAACAAAGTAGTTACTGTAGTGCGTCCAAAGTTATACTCCAGATTTCCAGAAGTATCTACAGCACCTAGTCCACTTTCAGATAGAATGACATTTTCTCCGCTAAGAAAACCCAAGCGATTCTTAAAGAAGAATATATTTGAAATTCTGTTAGCGACAAAGGAGGGGAGTGGATTAGTTATGTCGTCCCCCGCAATTCGTTCGCTTAGGGAGATGTCCTGTAGTTTAAAAGAATCGACTGCATCGTTTATAAGCAATAAAGGCATTGATGTAGGTTCAACTCCTTTAGATATACCAAAGCCAACTGTCTCTACCCAGCTTCCTTCACCAAAAGACTGTCCGTTAGCTGTTTCAAACTTAACATAGTAGTCGTCTGCGCTTATTTCAGCGTCTCCTCTTACCTTTACTTTAAAGTTATTGAAGCATTTGAAAGGTAGGGAAGATATTGAATCTACTTCCTTGTGTACTGCCTGTAACCCGCTGTCAGCTAAGGAATCGGTTGTAGATATTGCCATCGAAGTGAGTGCTACATCTGCAACTATCTTTATAACACTGCCGCTCCTAGATGCTGTAAAGTAATTGTTTATTACAGTGTTGTTATTAATCCTCGTTACCAAATCAGCCGCGATTAAATTTGTATTCGCATTTGTGCCAGATGAACTGGAGCCAGAGGAATGAGTAACGGAACTTGATACACTTGTTCCTGAACCAGTGCTTGTACTTGCTGTAACTGTAGGTGCGTTAGAGTTTGTGGTTGTGGTACTAAGCAGACTGCCTACCCTGCCACCGCTGTTAGTATTAACAATAGTGGTTACACTACCTCCGTATCCAGCATAGTCGCCACGATTAACAACAGATACAGAGCCTACACGTCCGTTATTATTAGCCTCCATATTTACTTGGAGAGTAGCGTGACTGTAAACCCCATGAGTTGACTGAAGCTGTATGGTAGCCGTTCCTACCCCGTAACCTGCCCCTTTTTCGTTTACTGTGACGCTTCCTACTCTGTATCTTTTTGTCATATTAATGTAATTAATCGCACCAATACTGCTAGTGTTGTAAGAGTAATTATAACTAGACATATTCACCGTTAAAACGGCTGGTGTAGTTACTCCTCCAGTGTCAGCGGTATTTGCTGTTAGAGTAATCGTATAACTTTTATCATAAGCCCCTTGACTAACGAAAACTAAACCTTCGGTTTCTAGCTCGTCTGTGTTAACCGACTGAGACTCAACGCTGTGATTAGTGTTTAACAAGAACGAAGAGTCAGCAACAGTTACAGCCTTTAATATGTTTCTTGGATTAGTTGTATCTAGGTATGTGCTACTTACTGGATAACCTGTCGCAACATACGTCGTAGTATTTCCTGCAGAAGCGGTGTTGTGTGCTGTAACTTCGGCAGAGGTAAATGACTTTTTGTAGATGTTAGTGCCTACTTGTATAGTGGCTTCATTACCTGTTGTTATATTGTAGGCGTAAAGACATATCCCGTCATGAATAACCACATACTTCTCAGAGCCATTTCGATTGATAAAGTGAACAAAGCTATTAGCATCAATAGCACTCGAAAGTAACTTACCAACGTGCCTAGTATTAGGGCGTTTCTTAAGTCCATCCGCAACAGAGCTAAGAGCGTTTTCCTGCTCCTCACATTGACCAGCAAAGCGAGTTGCGTCTGGTTGTTGAGATACCCCTTGGATGAGGTTAGGGACTGCTGTGTTAATTAAAGGCATTATTAAATATCGTAGTTACGGTTTAAACCTATTCTTGTGGCTGCATCAAAGTTGTCAAATATAGTTCTATCAGAGCCTCCATAGTCGGACTCCTCGAGTCGAGAACGCGCTTGGTATTCATCGCGCGCTATCAATGCTTCAAGCTCTCGCGATCCCACTACCCGTCCTTGAAAAATTCTAGAGGCACGTAGTGTAATATATCTACGCGCTTCTTCTGGAAGAGAGTCCCAATCAAGTAACCGCATTAGGTTGACCTTGATACTCTTTGTAAATGTGGATGTGTTGTTGGTGCGGTCAAATAAAGATGAACCTCTTTGTACTATGTCTAGCGATTTATCATCAGCGTCTACTTGAACTGCGTCCGTAGGAACAGTGATGCTTCCATCGACTGGAGATAGGGTGACATTCTTCTCAGAGTTGAAGTGCCAGCCCTCTGATTGTATCTCTTTGCTTACTTCATTCAAAGCAGATAGAGCAGTGGTTGCACTTACAGGTAAAGAACCTGTTAATGAATTGATGGGGGACTCACCGATGTGACCCAACATCACGTTAACGGATTCTAGTTGAGAAGTTAAAGTTGCCATTATTTGCCTTTCTTTTTAGGGAAACCCTTTTTCATGTTGCTGTAAGACTTATTGCTTACGGTTGATTTACTCTTGGGACGACTGATTCCAAGCTTACGTCTGCGGTTGATATTTTCGTATAAACTCATATTAACATTTCCATTAATAAAAAACCCCACCCCCATTTGGGGGCAGGGCTTGATTAATTATTAAGCAGGCTTCACTGCAACAGCACACTCAGGACGGAGAACTCCGTGACCCATTGCGTACTTAGCAACGAAGAGCGTGCCTTGACGCTCGATTTGGTATTCGCTTTCAGTAGCAAGATCAAGAAGCTTGACCGTACCGATTGCTTCCTTAGTACCGCAAAGCATGCCGTACTCAAGGGTTGGTCCAGAACCAGTTGTCAATGGAGAGAAGTCTCCGTTGTAACCACTACCACCACTGAATACAGTGTTGTTGGACGAGCCATCACCAGTAGCGACAGCTGAGTCATCACCTAATTCAGCGATGTCAACAAGGTGGTTGCTCTTTACGAGACGGATACCAGCAACGCTTGCAACAGTACCAGCATTGACGTTACCGCCAGAACCAGTGTCCTTGTTGATAGCAACGTTGTCAGATGTTAGCAACTTGTAGTAAGTAGCTGGAGCAAGGATCGCGAAGCGACCTTCATCTGGAGCATCATTCTTGTCAAGTGTTTCAGCAACAGCGTATAGAGCATCGATGATGCCAGCAGCTGTGTTTGTAGTAGCACCAGTGATGCTTGTACCAGCAGGGGTGTTGGTCAAGTTAGCACTGTCTTGTGAAGCAGCATAGAGAGTCTTCATCGTTGCGATGTCGAAACGTTTTGCTAGAGCCTTACCAAGTTCAGCAGCGTAGATGCTACGAACGTCATAATGCTTTTTGAGTTCATCAATGTTTGCGATGAATGTCGAAGAAACAAGAACGTCATCAATAGTGATGATCTTCTCGTTCATGCCAATGTTGGATAGGTATCCAGTTGACGCTTCGACGATGTTTTCGCCTACGCTGTGATATTTAGCAGTAGCTATTCCAGAAACTGGGAACTGTGCAGATTTCCCTGAAGAAATCGTGCGAAGCATGTGCAGTTCTTTCATGACGTTTGTCTCAGAGAAACTCGTAAGAATTTCACCAGAGAAAACTTTTAGAAAGAGTGCATCATTGTCAGACCCACCTTGGATTAAACCACTACGAGTTGGGGAGAAGTCTCCGTTTGCCATAGTATTTTCCTTTGTTTATTTATTGATAGAAATGAGAACAGAATGTTCTCGTTAGTTTTGTGGTCTTTCAGTCCGTGTATATTTTACGATCAGTGAGTTGTCTGACGTATCAGGCTCAGTCGCTACTTTAAACTTAGAGTAGAAATTATTTTTTATGCTTGTTATGGAAGTCGAAGAGTATCTTTACCTTCTCCTTCAAGACCTCGATGCTGTAGTGCATCTTAGACAGTATGATAACTAGCGTAATAAATCCGATTAGTATTGGCGTTACTACCGAAGCAATTTGTAATGCCAATTCCATAAAATCATTTTACTTGAGATGATCCAAAGTAGAACCCTACAATGGCAAGCATGGATTGCCGAACCTCTGGAAGAATAACAAATCCTTCTAGAGAGTTCCATCCTCCTCCCCCTATACCTAAGAAACCAAGCAACCCTCTGGGTGCTGACTTCTCGACGGTAACGGGAGTGTCTAAGAGTGACAGAATGAATGGAGCTAGAATAACAGCGAAGAGTACAAACAATACGAACGTACGTCTTACCCACACACCGCCTCTTGTTGAAGCTTGCTGTGCGGACTCATCGGCTGCTTTCTGTTTAGCCAACTGCATCTCAAGGAGACGAGTTTGTGATTCAGCTTGGGAAGCGAGCATCTTCATAACGAAGCCGCTCAAACCACCACCAAGCATTGCTATTAGTTCCATACTCATAATTAGAATGCGTTAGAGACAGCGATGCGCTTCTCGATTTGTTCACGGTATGCTGGGTCGTTCTTATACCTTGGGTCTTGCATAGCCTCTACCATAGAAGCTGCGGAACCAAATGACTTAACACCACCCGTGCCTGATGTAGCACCTTGAGCAAGGTTGGGAGCTTTGCCTCCAGCCCCTAAGAACTGAGCGTACATACCTTTCACGGCAACACGTGCTTGTTCAACAGAGCCTCTTTCAACAATATCGTTGTAAGCTTGTAGGTCTCCGTCAGCTAGATTCTCTCCAGCCCATTCGCTCATGGCTGCATAGTTTGCATTACCACCGATGGACTCTTGAATCTCTAGAGCTGATGCCGTGGAGATAGCTTCTTGTCCATGAATGTAAGCCTCAACGAACTCACGCGGAATACCCGCCTTATCAAGCTCTATGAAAGCTTTGTCAGATAGCTTACCAGTTTCTGTAAACTCTTCTGTAGCTTTTTGTACAGCGTTACTAGTGCTTGTGTTGATTGGCTCAGGAGTTTCTTCGCCTTCTGCTTGATCTTCATCTTTAGTGGTTTCCTTCTTGGATTGTTTTTGTTGTAGCTCTTTATAAGCCTTTGCTAAATCTTCTGGGTTTTCAAACTTTTCATCTAGCCACTCAGGACGTTCAGAAGTCTTTTCGACTTCTTGTTTGCCCTCGTCAGCACTCGACTCTATAGTCTGACCCCGTTGTTGAGCAGCTTCGTCTTGCATAGCTGCTTGCTTCTCAAGAGATATATTCTCTTCGTTTGTGTTCTCGCTTACTGTTACTGACTGATAATTAGCCATAGTTTACTGTTCCTCTCTCGCTTCTGGTTGTTGTAGTTTTGCTTCTTCTGACATAGCCTTGATACCTGCTGGTCCAAGTTTCTCTGCCATCTGCATTTGTTGAGCTTGCTGGGCTTCCTGCGCCATCTGCTCTTGGTCTTTAATTAGACCGCTTGTTTTAATGCCGAGCGATGTAGCTCTGCGTTTAAAGTATTCTTCTACGTTAATAAATTGTTGTACAGCTTCTGGACCCACAACCTGAGCTGCTCCCGCTAGGAACATATCTAGCTTCTGTAGGTCGTTACCTCTACCTAATGCTTCTACACCAGTGATGATAACAGGACTCACAACCTTCTCAGGTAACTTAGGTAGAGACTTGTTCTTGTTCATGATGGTCATCAAACGATTGACCATAGGTAGCTGCATCTCAGTGCTTAGTAGAGAGTAGAGACCACCGATAGCAGACTCTAGTTCTTGTCCAAGCATACGAATCTCTTCAGCTGTCACACGCTCTGCGTTACGAACAACACCAGAGGTAAGTAGGAACGCGTGTCCCATACGCTCTTCAATTTTAGCCATGCTCTCTTGCACAACTCTGAAGTCATTGAACTTGTTTAGTTGTAGAACTGACACATCCTGAGCATTGCCTTGAGTGATAGCACCGTTAGGAGACTCAGCTAGAGTTCTTGCTCTGGTAGTTCCATTAGGATTGACCATGAACAATACTTTGGCTGCTGCTGAGCTGCCTTCGACAAGTGCTTGGGTAAGTTTCTCAAGAGACTGTAAGTCACCCAAGTATTCTTCTACGTACCCTCTGCCGTAATCTTCTCCGTCAATGCGAGAGAACCTTAGAGGAATGAAAGGGTTCTTATCTAAGGGGTATGATCCTTCGGAGGAAGGAATCATCTCTCCATTAATCTCTTGCCATACATACCACTTGTCGCTCTTACGACACACAGCTGTGTATAAACAAATCTCTTCGTCTGGTGACTCCATGTCTTGGACACCAACAAGACTCTTCATCTCATCTGTCAGTGACATATAAGATAGGTCTTCCTTAGTGCATATATAAATCACGTTGCCCATTGAGTCACGCTCTACACAGAAACGATCAAGATGGAACACACGAAGACCTGAGTCATCTGGTAGATATATAAGTGCGTTACCTGTGATGATAAGATGTTTAAGAGCTTCGTGAATACCTGTGCGGTAAGTGTTGCCACTGATCTCATCCATCACTGCTTCCTCTACTTGTTGTAGCGAGGACTCTATCTCAGTGATGAGTTCATCAGGTGCGCCTTCAGCACGTAGCTGATACTCATCTATCTTTAAACGAAAGAACGGAGCGTTGGGAGGTAGAAGTGCCAACAGTAATTTAGAAGCGAGGTTGTTTACTCCTCTTGCCCCAACGCCCTGAAATGGTGTATCCAAACGACTGTGAGAACCGAAGCCCTCATCTGGCATGACGTATGGAAGTGTAAGTTTTGCTGCTTTTCTAGCCCTGTCCAAGTAGGTGTATCGTTTACCTTCAAGGGATTGATATAATGATTGGGCAGATTTGTTACTCATAAATTTATTAGTCCTCTCCGACTTCTAGGGGTGAATAGGTATCAACAGTAGCCGACTCTTCGGACTCGTCGAGGTCATAATCATCAACATCTAAAGCCCACATACCGTCAGCCGTAGGGACTGGCTTAGTCAACCAGCGGGTTCCCTTGCCATCAGTCCAGTAGGAGAAGTTAAGGTCTTTGCCTTCTTCGTCGGCTCGCTCAATGGCGGCTTCTTCGCTTGCGTAAATTAGATACATTAGTAGATGTCGTATTGATTGTTAATGTTAGCTTCGATGGCGGGACGGTTAGCCGTCTGGTCGGAGGTATATACAATTATTTCGTTTATGGGCTGGGAGTAAAAAGAAGCAGCCCGAAAAGTAAAATTACAGCCAATTCTAAATTTTCTTGTGCCCGTGCTTGTTTGATTTGGGGATACCATAGAACTTGAGGCAGCCGCAGTTCCACCGTCCCTCGAAATAGAAGCGTTGGGGAAAGTACTAACTAATGATACTAGAGCTTCGCTACTTGTCACACTTGTAAATATACCAGTCAAAGCGCTGTTACCTTTACTTTGAGTTAGGAGCCCTACAGTGTCACTATAACCATTTAGAGTTAACACCCAACCCCCATAACTTGTGCTATTTGAAACGGTTGCCCCACAAGAAAAGGCGGCTGTTTGACTAGCCGCAATATGTGGAGTTAATACAGTAAACAAAGAGAGTTGTGGTACGTTACAAATGTCGGAGTTAGTTGTCTCAAGGAAAGTATCAGTCCCATCAAGGAAATCTATTCCTCCTGTTACCAAAGAACCAGCATCAACAATCTTAGGTTGGCTTCCAGCAGTCAACTGTGTAGCATCACTGCCGTTACCTGACTGGTCATACCAAGTCTCTACAAAGCCGTCCACTGTGTCGTCATACGCAGGGATACCAGTGATGCTGTAGGCTTCACCGATATTAGCTTCAATGGCTGTGCGGTTGTTTGTTTGGTCAGTGTCGTAAATGATAATTTCTTTTACTGTGCCTTCTAGGAAACTTAAATCCCTTCTTGCTCCAATTTGATTAGCAACGGTTGAAACATTTGCCTCTCCTTGATTTGCGTCTGGAATTCCATCAACAATTAAAGAACTGTTAACAAAGGATGTTACATTTGGGTCATTTGTTGTTCCATCGTGCAGAGCCGTAAATAGTGTTAATCCAGATGTGCCACTACTATTATCAATGTCGATTGCATTAGTAGTATAATACCACCTTGTTTGAATATTTCTAAATCCTATACCTCTATTGTTGTCAGAATTTCCTAGCGTGAAGTCATTGGATGAATCTTGTCCGTCCTGAAGAGAGAAAACGCAACCCGCTTTATTTTGAAAGCTAATATCACTAGTTAAAGAAAAGAAATCATTACTACCATCGAACTCAAGACCACCGCTAGTATTTAAAGCTCCAGCACTAACAATTACAGGTTGGTTTGCAGGTGTAGCTTGAACTGCGTGGTGGTCGTTACCTGATTGGTCGTACCATTTGGATACGAAGCCAGTCTTTGGTAATACCTTAATTGAGTTAAATGTAATTGTTCCACCGCTTGAGGCTATGGCAGTCATAGCAAAATAACCAGCACTACCAGTTAAATTAAGCGTAATGTCTTGGTTGTCTCCGTTGCTAATAGATGAACTACCAACGGTAGTATTAGTGTTAGTCGTCCGAACCCTCAGCGTTCCTGCACTATCTAAACCAGATACTGAGATATTAAGAATTACTTGGTCACCCGAAGAGCCTAAGAAGTGATGAGCGGGTTTCTCTCTAATTAAACTTGCCTCTCCCGTAAATGAAATGGTAGCTGTTGTGGCTGTAGAAGATTGAGAAGTAACACTACCAGTTCCTACGGCATTTGCAAAGTTAGGTTGTTCATTCCATCCTACCTGAGCGTCAGTAACAAAAGCCAACAAGGTTCCATCAGTAACCTGAGTCGCTGTGAATCCTTGCACTGTGTCATCGCTAGAACGTCTTACATCAACGACATTACCTGTGTAGTTCTTACTAAGGTTACGTAGTGAGTAAGCCGCCTTTGCGGGTATTACTGAGCCTGTGCGTCCGTCATCTGTGAGTGCCTGTATGTCCAGTGGTAGGACTGTCTGAGTATTTACCCAGTTCTTGAGTGTACCATTAGATACCTCCTTGGCTAAGAAGTCACGCTCGTGGTTGTCACTAGCACGACGAACACGGACAACCTTGTTGTTACCCGCTTTGTCGTTAAGGTCACGTAGCGAATATGCTGCTGCTGCCCCACCAACTACTTTACTTAGTAGTGGACGAGACTCACCCTTGCGGTCTGAATCTATTACTTGTGCTGTGCGGTCTACTGTGACTGTCTCTGTTAGCGGAAGCCCAGTAATAGTCCAATATACAGTCGAAATCTTCCAAGGTCTGTCCGAACCATTCGCACCGTCAAAACATCCCCACGTTTCAGAATCCGCAATCGCATAATCATAGCCATTTGTCTCGTTGAAATTACAGGGGAAAATTGTAACCCCGCCTCCCACTTTAGTCCAAGTGGAATTTCCAGTAACAGGAGCCGTAGTATTATATACTCCATTAAACTCAGGTTTATTTGGAACGGTTACTTGGATTGAGGTAGTATCGTCAGTAAGAGGGGCTGCGCCCGCTGTCACCGACATAGTTCTAACACCAGCAAACTTATCAGTATTGATATGTATTGTATCGGTGGCTCCACCTTGAACTCGTGTTAGAACTCTATCTGCCATATTATTAGTAGTTCAAGTTTGCGCCAGAACCAGATGAACCTGTGTTAACAGTTGCCCTACGAACCGTTAAGGCTGAAGTACCGCGCTTCTTACCTGAACTACTACGGTTCTTAAGAGATTTGTTCTCTACAACCTTAGCCGTCTTGGTAGGTGGGGGAGGAGGTGCTGGTGGTGGAACTGGGTCTGGGATTTTGGGAGCTGATGTACACATGGTTTTATTATTCCTTTGGATTTAATATATTATCTTGTTGGTTAATTAGATGGTGTTTTAAGAACCTAATCACTGAACGCTGACCATAATGGTACATCATCTCATCCTTACTGTTTTCAGGAGAGAACTCCTTAACTGCAAAGATGGCATCTAGTTCTGTGACTAAGGTGCTAGAGATCGGTGGCAAAGTTTCACCACGACCTTTCATATAGTTGTCACTCATCCCCTAACTCCTCTAATACTTGTTGTTTGTCTTGGCACATAACGGTGAAACCGTTTCCAGCATTCACGCCAATGACATTAAAATTAACATACTCCTCCGCTTCCTCGCTAGTCATCTTGTCTCTAACTCGAAACACATTAACCATTTGGTAGTAGTCGTAGACTATCAAACCGTTCTGGTCTAAGCCGACGATGGCTGTATCTAATCCATCAAATCTAACTGCTCCTTCTGCTATCATAGGTCATCAAGCTCCTTTGGAAGTTCGCCTCTCTCTATTGCATCCAGTGTTTCGACGAGGCACATAGCGTTCCAGATCACAGCACCGCCATGATCTTCTTTAGTGTCCTTCTCCATGAGCTGCCATAGATGACGATACAAAGCATCAATGTAGCGAGAGACTGGTATGCCCTTCTTCCAGTTGTCTCGTCCATACTTAGTAGCTCCGTCCTCGAACCGTTTGGCTACGGCTCTGAGTGCAGATACAGGCATGAGGCTAGGCATTCCTTTACCGCTCATCGCGTCACGCACTGCACCAGTTTTAAACTCAGAGCGTTTGCCTGAGTCTGGTAATGTTGGGGGTTGTTCAGTTTTCATAGTCAGGTCTCCAGTTTAGTTTCTCTTCGTGTGTGTGTAATATGCGAGCAAGGATAGCGTTCGTAGTGCAATCATCCTCAGTCTGACCTGCCGACAGGAAGGCATCAAGAACAGAGTTCCATGTAGCTCCTTTATCTTTCAGCCATTTGGTTGTCTTCTTAGGTCCGAACCCTACAGCTCCCTTGAAGTTATCAGCAACGTCACCCACCATTGTCTGATACTTCAACCAGTAGGCTGCGTCCTCTTCTGTGATAACGTGCAATGAACCTTCCCTGAATAGATTGCAAGGAATGGTCAGGAAGTCTTTGTCTACTGACCAGATCACCGTGTTCTTATCTTCGACGGCACGTATAGCCAGAAGGTCATCTGCTTCCAGTGTCTCCACAATCTCTGCATCATAATTATCCATCAGGTATTGCCTACAGAACTTGAGTCCAAGAGGTTTACGTTTACCTACACGATTAGCTTTGTAATCTGGATAGACATCCAACCTGAAGTTGTTCCTGCCTGACAGAGCTACATAAGTTTCACCGCAGTGTGTATCCCTTAAGGCTTGTTCAATGAGAGTCTCTATAGAATCTCCCATGTCTCTCTCGCTAGAGTGAAGAGTCCATGTGTCTTCATCCCACTTAATGGGGATTTCTGAAACAAAAGCAGCCTTGTAAGCTACTTCGTCTCCGTCAATTAATACTGTCTTCATTTGGTTTCGGTAGTGTGTAGTGTGAACATGTTAGTAGGTCATCAACGTGTACCTTAGTAAGTAAGTCCTTACGTCCGACACGTGAGTATAGGTTATACATACACTCAGCAGGACTGAGTACGTAGTCATCCATGTCCACTAGGTTATCAATTAGTTCGCATAGGCTGAGGCGTTTAACAACTAGGTATTTATCCTCTCGCTCGAAAGCGATGTAGTCAGCCTCGTTGTAGACCCAACCCTTGCGTCCTTGTACGTTTTTTAATTCTAGCCATACTCGTTTGGCATCAGGAGAAGCATCCCCTCTACGGGTACGTCCTCTCGACTTAACGTCAACTCTACCACTCAGGTCTACGTGATAGTCTATCCCTTTGAACTGCTCTGCTAAACTTGAAGGAGTTGCTGTTCCCCCAATCTTATCTATAAGAGTAGCAAAAAGATTCTCTGCCCGCTCTCCGTTCTGACTGCACCTGCCCGTGTGATCGTGTTGATTTCTGTATGTCATATTTAGTGGGTCTCAGCCCAGTTGTTTCCCACTTTGTATTCGCCATCTACTCGGCAGCGAAACTTAAGATAATCACCCGCTTGCCTGATAGACATCTCAGCGATTCTGCCATACTCATCTTCTCGTCCTTCAATGACCTCCGATTGGATTTCATCGTGGATGTTTCCGACGAACGCAAAGTCCTTGCCGTGTACCCAACCCGCATTAGTCAGGTTATAGTATAGGTAACAACTTGTTGTCTTCATGAGGATAGCACCACAGCTTTGTAGTAATAGGTTCAGTGCTGAGTGGCTGGAGCGTACGTGCAGCCTCCTACCATCAATAGCCTTCAGATACTTCTGCCCTTCAGCTACCTTCTTCACATCCTTTAGTAATCTATCGAGAGCTGGGAGTTTACTGAGGAAGCGTTTACGTAACTGTCCTCCTGCTTTAACTCCACCACCTATCATCTCCCCCAAAAGTTGGTCTCCACATCCATAAAGATATGCATAGATAAATCGCTTCGCCTCTGGGCGTGTGGCTAGTCCCGCTGCTTTCTGATTAAGTGTGTGGATGTCGCCATCAATAACTTCCTTAGCGTAGGCACCTTTGTCATACGGTGTGAGGTAGTGACCAAGACAACGTAGTTCTAATCCAGAAGCATCGAAGCCTACAAGCTTGTAACCTTTCCTAGCTCCAAACAAAGCACGGCACTCTTTACCATACTCTGCTCCTGTTGCTGGTACCTGTGCTACGTTAGGATGCCTGTGACTGCAACGTCCAGTGACTGTCCCGTTGGTAACAACCTGTCCCCTCATCACTCCATCCTCTGCTAGCTTGAGCCAAGCCTCTTGACCTTCGGCTACCTGACCAAGACGTTTGATACATAATAGATATTGGAACAGTATGTCAGCTTCTGGTTTACCTATACCTTTGAGAACTGTCTCATCAATCTTAGGCTTACCTGATGCAGTGAATAGCTTAGGCTTCCACCCATACTTCTCCGTTAACCGTTCGGCAATCTGGTCACGTGATGCAGGATTGAACAACACCTTCTTAGTGGTGAACCCATCCTTCTTCACATCTACTGGTTTGTATCCAGCTTCCGTTGCTTGCTTCTTAGTCTTCCATATTTTTCCGTCATCAGTTTTCCAGACTGGCGTCTTGGTTGAAATATCTTTTGGAGGAAATGATTCCTGTAACTGTTTCTCTAGGTCAGCGCGCCTCTGCATTATATCACTGGTCAACGCGCGGCATCCATCTGTATCAAACTTCCAGCCGTGTACCTCTTGCATCTTCATTAACTCAGCGAACTTGTGTTCGATCTTCATCATTGTATCTGCTGGCTTAGAAGACATGAGATGTTTATAAAGTGTGAACGTGACAGCTACGTCCTGCTCACAATAATCTATCATCTCTCTCGTACACACAGACCAATCGGTTGTGTCCCCGTAGTCTCCCTTCAAGGCACCGAGCCGAACGCCCCATGCTTTAAGCGATTGTCTGCCAATCAACTCTCTAGGGAACTCTGGCTTTTGTAAGTCAGTAGCTCTGACATCACCAAACATAGCGGATGCCATTACTAGTGTGTCCCTTACCGTTGGGAAAATAATAGTAGGGTGCAGCTTCTTAATAGCTGGGATGTCGAAGCCAATCACGTTGTGACCAATCACTTCGTCATGTTGCACAAGGTAAGCAATACCTTCCTTAACACCATCACCACTGAAAGAGATACACTTACCATCATCTTCGGATAGAACAGAGATACAATGTATCTTGTCCATACCCTCTAATGTGACCCAGTTGTCTACTGCTGTAGTTTCTATATCGAAGTAAGCTCTCCTCATAATCCTGCCTCCATCTCTGCTTTTACTTTGTGCCAATACTCTAGTGTGTTTCTATTAGACATGCCTTTGGGTCCTCCATTGTGTAGACGTGCGTACTCTTCTAGGGTGTGTAGGCGAGCGTACCTATTCCAGTAAGCCCGCATCACTCTTACTGATCTGTCAACGTATAGACAGTTGTATGTCCACGTGCCTCTGATGCCTGAGTCTACGAAGTAGTTGTATGAGATTTGGAATGGACCAATCTCTTGGTATCTTCCTACAGCATAAGTTGGGTTAGCTTCTCCACCTGTCTCTATCTTCATGATGGCTGAGATAAGTAAGCCTACCTCAGTCTCTGTTGGTTTAGAATGGTTCATCGATACCCCCCATAATGGCGATACTTTTTGTTGGGTCGCTTGCGCTGTCATCGTTAGTAGTAGGCTGATTATCATCAGCACCGAAGTATGTGTTTTGTTCATGTAATCTTCCTGTGTGTTTGTTGTATTCTAGAGTGCAAGCAACGCCTGTCTCTCCGCTAAATCTATTCTTGAGTACGCGTATGGTAGTCTGGTTCTTAACCTCTTCGTCTTGCTGGTTTCTTTCTAAGCCAATGACCATGTCACTGAGTTGTCCTAGTCCAGCGGAACCTCTGAGGTGTCCAAGAGTTGTCTCTCTTCCTTCCTCAAATCCTCTGCCCTCTGGTCTCTTCAAGTGCGATACAAGAATCATTCCCACACCTATCTCTTCAACAAGAGAACGAAGCTTAGTCATCAGCATGTCCAACATCTTACGCTCGTCACCTTCTTGACCACTGACACATATCGATACGTGATCTAAGAATATCCACTTGCATCCAAGACCTCTGTTCATGTAACGGATACGATTAATAAGGTTGTCTGATTCAATAGAACCCCAGTGGTCATAGGTAACAAAGTTTCCACTACCTACTGTGGCATCGAACGCCTTCTTGAGTTCTTCTTCCTTAACCTCAGTGCCAAGGTGCAGTGTCTTATCTATAGCTAGACCCATGATGCCTTGAGCTGAACGCTTGATGCTTTCTTCTAGTGCTATATATCCTACCTTCTCGTTGTTCTTGATTAGGTGGTAAGCAATCTCACGGCACACGGCAGACTTGCCAACACCACTTCCAGCAGCGAAACAAACGATCTCGCCAACGCGTAATCCTCTAGTAATTTTTGTCAGTCCAGCAAAGGGATACTCTGCTGAGTCTACTATCTCTGTCTTGCTGACGATGTCCCACATGTCCTCACCCGCGACGATACCATCTGGTCTGTACTGAGTAGCATCCCAGAATGACTGGATGATTTCACTACCTCTATTCTCCATCAACAATTCGTTGGGGTCTTTAGATGGTAGGTTAGCAATGAATGCCTTACCAACTGGCAACACTGCTGCACATTTTCTGGATGCTGCAACACCTACCTCATCCATATCAAACATGAGAACAATCTCATCAAAGTTATTGAGATACTCTAGGTTGTGCTTGATGGCAGCCATAGCTGACTGCGCTCCTGATGGCACACTGACTACCGCCCACTTACCGTTGAAAGCTGAGGACACACTCATCGCATCTATCTCTCCCTCTGTGATGGTGATGCGTTTACCTTTACCGAACAGGTGCATACCAAAGAGCGTACGCACTGTGCCTACTGTCTCAAAAGATTTATCTGGATACCGTAGCTTCTGTCCTACTAGTTTACCTGAGCTGTCTCTGTAGTTAGCTATCTGGCAAGCCTTTGATCGGTGGTCACCCACTGTGTATCCGTACTTCTTACAAATTGATTGGGGTATGTTTCGCTTTACTAAATCTTGGTAGTCTCCTTGGATTGGTGTCATGTTAATTGTGTGTGTTGTTGTTGGTGTGTGTTGTTTGTTGCTCGGTTTGAACATCCCGCAGCTGAAACATTTTGTGCTGCCATCCTCGTTTTCACATAGGGCATCACTGCTTCCGCAATCAGGACAATTCGTGTGTGTGTTGATTGTTTTTAAGTCGTCCATTCTTCTGGTATACTGGGTCCTTGGCACCAAGGTATGTTGTTTTTGTCAGCCCAATCAGCGTAGCTTGTCTTGCTACCCTTATAGATTTTACCCTTCGCTCTTTGGAACACGAAGCGTAAGTCTATGTCTGGGTGTTGTTGCTTTACCCACTCATGCTTCTTACGGTCGGCTGTTGTTAGTCTACCCTTGACCTCAAGGATGACACCGTTCGATAAGAAGAAGTCAGGTGTGTACTTACGTTTCTTCTCAGGCTCTATGAAAGAGATTCTGTCTATCTCATAGGCGTAGTGAACACCCTCCCTCGAAAGAGAGGATGCCACACGTTGTTCAAAGCCTGATCTAAAAGTCCCCATCACCCACTACAGATTCGAGAGACTCACCACCGCTAGAGAAACCTTCTTCTTCAGCTGTAAATCCAAACGATGAAGCTCCTGCGCCCGAAGCACTAGGTGCTACAAGCTCGATGATTTGTAGGGCTTTGAGTTGGAGGCTTATACCGAACCCAAGGCTTGGGCTATACCAAGTGTATGGCTTGATTGCCATCTTCACTTTAGAACCACCACCTACTTCAACGTCACAAGCTTTACCTTGAGCATCGAAGAGTTTAATGTTGAACTCATACACCTCACCAGTGCGGGAGTTCTTACTCTTAGCTTTTTGTTTACTGCGAATAATCCACTGACCATCTTCAGTTTGTTTAACAGGGAATGCATCGCAAACACGAATCTTTTTACCTGTCTTCTTTTCTTCCATCTCGTGAGCTTGGTCACGGATAGCCGTCATCTGAGAGGTGAACTCTTTAGCTTCACCTTCTGTTACTACGATGTCACAAGAATATGCGCCATCAGGATCGAACGTAGTGTTCGGTTTATTTACGTGTGGGTAACGTGCTGTACCCACCATTGTTGTTATGGTATCATTCATGAGAATATGTACTCCGATTTATATATGTTGTTTATGTTGAATGTCCCCTTCACTGGAAGAGGGTCTAGTTTTACTCCGTGCTTATTTTCTAAAGAGTCTTTCAACTCTTGAAGTAGGTCAGGTGTAAATTGTTTAACGAACACATCACGTATAGTAGCTGCAAGTTCATTGCACTTAGTTGTGTGTGTAGCCATCGAGTCGTGAACCATTGCGAAATCTCTGACATTGAAATTGGTAGCAGACTCATTGACTGTCGAGTGTAAAATTGAGGCATCAAGTGAATGGATATAATTAGGGGATGCACCTTGTGCTTGTCGCTTGGCGCATAGCTTGTCTGTGTCCTCACGAAAGCGTACTCGCATAATCTTGTCACCAAGTTTCGTCTTAATTGATTTAGTTTCCCACTTCATGTAGGACTGGTGACAAGGAAAACCACTCGGTGATACCCAGTAAAAAGGTTTGTCTTCTTGTGCTAAGATACGAGCTGTAGATTGTAACCAAGCCATAGCCTCTCTCGGTTTACCAACGACATCGTTGATGCCTTGCCATACTTTACCAGCTAGGTAAGCAGTAGCTTGAAACTTATCCGTCTCATCGAACGGAACATCTTCTCTCTTGCGTGATGTCTCGCCATACCAGTCGCTGATGTATTGTCGGCATGAGTATAGAGTAGAGCCATAGCTCTGTGTCATTGTCGGTCTCTTACAAGCTGCTCTATCTATACCGTAGGATAACCACTTGTCAGCATAATCAGAGTCTCCATCTTGTTTAAGGAACTCAATAGTTTTGTCCGCTACAATACCGTAGATGTCTTGTGGGTAGTTGCTTGGTGCAACGTTCGTAGCTAAGCAGGAAGGTTCGTCACGTGTAAGAACACCCAACAACTGTAGTCCGTTGTTACTTGCATCCATCGCACACGGAAGGGTTGTCATGAAGCCAACACCTGTAGCCATGTAGTCTGCCCACTCAAAGCAGAACGCAAGGAACTGAAATGGTTCATCGCACTCGCGCCACAAATCAACGTGAGCCATTGGATCTTTGGCTATCTTAAATATATTATGTCGGTTCTCTTCTACCCAATCAACGCGCTGAGTGAATGTTCCTTTGATACCGTAGCAGTTGGCTCCGTGTATAGCTAACCACTCGACATCGTTATCGTCTTTAATTTTTTCACCTCTAGCAAAAGTTAGTAGGCTCTTCTGGAAGTCGGCTCCCATGTGGTTGACGTAGCTAGGCACCGCATAGCATCTGCCCCTGAAGTCTGTCTGGTGTGGAAGGTAGAACTTCTTGTCTCTATATTTCTTAGCAAGCCACTGCGTGTTGAGTACAAGGAGCCGTCTACTCTTTGTAGCTGCGTTGTGATCATAGATTGCAGCAGCTCTACGCTTCCACATCTTCTTCTCAATAGGATCACAATCATCTGACGGGTAGGGTGGTAGCTCTTCGTCTTCCCGTTGGGGAATGCCATCTACATCTATGCCCTGCTCCCAAGTCTGGTGTAATACATTAAGAACTCGTTGGTTAATCTGCCAAGGTGTATTCTGTAACAGATTAACTGCGTTCATAACATCAGTCATAGGCTCTGTGTTCTCACGCAAGAAAGCTTTGTCTCTTGTTTTAATAAACGGTAAGGGTGGTAGTCCAGACTCGATCTCGTATCCACCTGACCACTTGTCTACCCACTGCTTTGGAAAATCTATCAACGGCATCCAGAAAGGACACAACAATTCGTTGTCCTTCATCATGTCTTCAATCCATTCAGATGTCTTGTCTGATGCGGTAACAAATCGAGCGGGTCCTCGCTTGCCTGTTGCTATCATGACGTAATCAATCAGACCTGTTGTAGTTCTGATCGTATCAATTAACACAGTGCCTACGTGTAACTTGATGCGCGTTCCCCAACGCTCCCACTCATCCGTCTCACCCTTTGCGGCTTCACCCTTCTCAGACTTAATCAGGTAGTATCGTTTCTTGCGATAGCTCTCTCTGCGTTTAGCTCCTTGTAGTATGCCTTGCCACTGCGGGTGGTTACTGAAGTGAGCGAACCTAACCTCGTCTTCGACTAGTGCGCCTATGCGTACAGCTGCGGATGCTAGTGTGCGCTTCTGAGTAATAGAATCTAGTATAGATTTAAGAGCTATGAAGGCAGCTGTCTTGGCTGGAAGTTCTTGGAGCTTGTAATAAGCGTTCCCTGCAATGGGTGCTTTCTCTTGTTGTTTCTCCCACGATTCCAGACCATCGACGAGCGGAGGAAGTGCTGCCTTCAGTAGCCGTTGACCATACGGTGTTTCGCATTCGCTTTCCCTACGTCTGCTAGAATCAATCTTAGATCGAAAACGGTTTACACCACCCTCGAGCATATCATTCTCTATCGGACGGTTTTGGGACGGAAACGTCTCACGAATTGACTGCATGGTAGTTTGGATTATTGGGATATGGTTTAAAAAAGGAAGTAATCCCTACGGATTAGTCACGGATATTTAATTATGCAACGGGTTTTGAGTCCGATGGTGTGGTAGGTGTGAGAGGACTCGAACCTCCAAATCATTACTGACAGTAGATTTTGAGTCTACCGTGTCTACCATTCCACCACACACCCACATTTTTGGTGGCAATATAGACACATAAAAGGCACATGTCACTTATTCCTTTTCATCCTGATTGATTAAGACTCTCTCCTGTAGCCTCTCTACTTTCATCCTGAGCTTCTCAATATCTTTATTGAGTAGGTCATTCTGAGTAGACAAGGCATCACAGGCTTTAGTCATGGCGTTGAGTCCTTTGACCAGAACCTTCTCGGTATCTGGACGGAACAGTTGAACGGTTGATTTATTAGGCATTAGTATTTTGCTTACGTTTTTTATTTAGTGTATCGAGCGCATCAAAGACAGCATCTGGAGATAGCTTAGCGTATCGCATGGTGACTTGTATAGACTTGTGTCCCATCCAGCTTTTGACAGCGAGTAGTGGGACGGATGCTTGCACTAAGCGAGTAGCACAAGTGTGTCTACACAGGTGAGGAACAAATTCCTCGTCCTCCATGTAGCCTAGTATATCACGAACGTTGTTCCATTGTGTGCGTATGTTAGATTTTGTGTAGTTGAATAACTTATTATTACGGAATGTAATAGAGGCTACGCTATGATCTATGCTAGGATGGTTAGAGGATGGGTCAAGCCCATTCCACTTATTAGTAATGATTTCCACAACCTCATCCGATAGTGGCACGATACGCATCTCACCATTCTTAGTTCTGTAGTCGTGACCTCTCGCCCATACATACATCTTCCATCTGCCTGATTCCTTCACGACATCTTTGTATTGCACTCGGCATAGCTCGCCCGTGCGTAGACCTGTGTCTATGAGAACCTTAACGAACCCAGCGAAGTCTTCCTGTCCTAGCCTCTTGTTGGTGGACACGATCATCTCTTCCTCTTCAGGCGAGAAGTATCGTAGCCTACCTTCGGATGCTTTGTATCGCTTGAACTTAGGCACGTTACGTATCCACTCCCTGTCGTGTGCATACTTAAGGCATACCATTAGAGCTGACATCTTGTTGTTGATGGTGCCGTTACTGTTGCCTTGGCTCTTCAGTGCCTGAATGATTTCATCAATCACTATGGTATTGATTTCCTCTACCCTAAAGTTGGTGCCTATAATCCGCTGGATTAATTCTACATTACGTAAGGCGTTAACCCCGTTAGCTGTGTCCTTCCAGACCGCTTCGTAAACTGTATCAGTTAAACCTCTTAGGGTTAGGCTCGCATTCTTGGAGCTAAGTATGTGCGTTACGTTAAGACCTAGTTTACTTCTGTGTTCTAGGTTGTTAACAAAGTCTTCAGCATCTGCCAGACTCTTGAATAATCTACGGACTCGCTTACCCGCTACGTGTGCGTCCGCTTGCCAGCTCTTTCCTCTTTTTCTGATCTTCATCGTTTTCCTCCGTGTGTGTGTGTAGACAGGCATCGTTCTCAAGCTCTAACATACGTAGCTTAAGGTTCTTACCTGCTTGTGTCATGTGTAAATTGCACTGCCTTTTATCGTGCGGGTATTTATCCTCATATATAAGGTCTTTCTTTTTTAAAGAAGCTAAACCTCTGGATACCTGAAGCTTGGAGAACTCAGTATCCTTTATGATACGACCGCACCTGACCTCAGTATAGTTACTATCAGCTATAGCTAGAAAAATCCTATATTCACAGGCACTTAGTGAAGCCGTAAGCTCGTAGCGTTCTATATATCCCTTGAGTAATCCCATTGTTAGTATCCTATGTGATACTATATGTCCTGTCAATAGTAGAAAACTGGCGGGAAACATAGTAAGTTTACAAATAGATACGAAAAAACCCCACGCTTTCGCATGGGGCTTAGTGTCTCGCGGTTAGGGTAGATATACGGTAGGCTCGTCGGACTCGACGCTGAAGCCTTCAAACTCAGCCAGAGATTTGATAGGACACTCGATCTCGTCGATGTTGTTATCATACCAGCCAGATAGATAGACATCTTGGAACGCATCATCTTCCAGAGCTACGCGTTTACCCTTACACGCCATCACATCCATACCGATTGGGTAGCCTGTGTAGTTATCGTATATCACTACGCGGTTAGTCCCTGAGTGACACAGGTAGCCTGCTCGCTTGGGTAGTTTGATTGCGTACTTCATGTGCGCTCCTCTCTTCGCCCAACGTGATCGTCTATTGCCCACTCAATCGTGTCCCAAGACACACCTATACAGGCATCGAACGCGCTCTCAACGTGAAGGATTATTTCATCCGCCTCCTCTGCGGTTATCTTGACTCCCATACTGCTGGCGAGGTGCTGGACATCCTCCTCAGACCATCCGCAGACAAATTTCTGTTGATACTTGAGCTTGTCCTGTAGGTCTACGATGTCCTGCTTGAGACGTGTGATCACGTCATCCTTAGCGAGTGACTCGTGCTTGAGCTTCGCATACTTCTGCTTGTGGTAATAGATGGTGTCCATTGTGTGTTGTGCTATATCATTCATAATAAAAGTGAGCAGTTTTTCGTCATGCTCAGGACATTTGGGGTTTCAGTTATGCAGACATCAAAGTCTCACCAGTGTTGATAAGCTCACGCCCTCTTGTGATGTGGAGTCGACGTGAACCTTCGGCAGACAGGGCATCTAAGGCATCTGCCTTTTGTATGGCACCTGCTCCTAGCTCTGACGAACGCCATACTGCGGAGCGATCTTTAGACGTATGGCGATCACCGTGAGTGAGTAGCTCCGTCACACCGTTGAACATGTCGTAGGCTGTCTGACCGCTGTTGCCTGTGCCACTGATGGCAAGTCGACGAGCCTCGTGAGCCTTGTTACTGCTCACAGTAGACAGCTTGTTGGACTTGTTGAAGAACGAAGTAGCCCAAGCAATCATCTCTGGATAAGCCATGCCAGACTCAGCGGTCTGGTTCAGCTTCTCGTAAGCAACCCTGCGGTTGTTGAACATGGACTCAAGGTGTTGCATGACGTTCTCGAAACGCACCTCTGCATTCCTAGTGTGTCGCACCTTGAGCTTGAACGCTCTACCGCCTTGCTGTTTAGCCAGACGGAACGTATTCTGGCAGATCATACGGACACTAGTGTCGAACATCTCGAAGGCAGAACTGCCATCGTGAGAGCTGTAGAACGTAACGTAGTTGTCGAACGCATCACCGTTGACCGTGAAGTCCTCGTCCTTGACCTTAGTCTGAACGAATACTCGACCACCGTCATGAGTGTATCCACCGCCAGCAACCTCGTGCTTGGTGCCATCCAGTGCATTGTGCAGTGCTTCCCAGATACGAGAGTTTTGAATTGGCTCGTAGCCTGCACCGACAACACCGATGGACTTGTTAGTGTCTGAGCGGTTGATGCTGACGTGAGTGTCGATAGGTAGAGGATACTTGCCCTCTAGCAGAGCTACCATAGGAGTCTTTTGAACGTCCCAGTTAAGACCGATGTCCTCAACAGAGTTGATGGAGTCAGTGATTTTATTAGACCAGCCGTTTTGCTGGGTGTTTACGATGTATGTATCTTGTTGCATATGCAGTGTGTGTATCTGATTATGTATAAGCTGACAGGCTCGTCAGTGTTGGAAGATTACCAACAGACAGGGAATTAACCCTGTTTCGCCTTAGTCAATTTTGTTGAGTGCCTCTATTATATCATCCTTGTCAAGTGCCTGTTTTTCGGATGGGATTTGCGCCTCTATTTTGGCGAGTAGTGTGGAGACAAGGTCGGCATGGTATGCGTCCTTGGTTTTGAGCAAGCGATTGAGCTGTTTACAGGTGGATAGGATTTGATTGAGCATGATGTTATATTTCTGGATATAAGGTGATGTAGGTGAACTCTTCGTGTTTTTCAAAAGCTCCCTGTAAGTGCCATAGGTATGAGCTGGATACTGTGCAAGACATTACGTCTTCCTTCATTACGCCATAGCCGACCCAGTCTGGATCAGATGCCATCTCCTCGAACCAAGGTATGTTAGAGGCTGTAGCCCACTCCTCGAAGTCGGCACAAACTATGCCTGCTAGATATGTAATTACTCGTGTTTTCATGATGTTATGATATGTATTGGTGAATAGCGTAGAGGATGACATCCCAGTTGATGCCAATATTTGCGTCGTGACTGTCACCTACTATGCCAAGTATAGCATCAGCTTGTGACTCGCTAAGTGTGATGTCGTGTTCTTCGGCAACATCCCAGATGTCATCGGTAGTCCATGTGATTTTGATTTCCATAATTTTGTCGGCATGAATCGCCACTTTACTTTGTCTTGATTGTGCTACGCAGACTATGCATGAATCGCTCAGCCTCTTGCGGGTCAGCCTTAACGTATCTAGCCAGTCCCATCCGAGTCATCCGATTACTAAGCATCCTAGAGCGACCATTTTTGAGGCTAGGCTGACTCTCAACAAACTTGAAAGTTTCTTCGTGTGCTTCCCATCTATCGCCTCCTATGAGATTCCATAGACCATCTCTGATCTCGTATATATCTGTTATTTTTTCCATGATTGTATGTTTGTGTGTGTTATTTAGTGGAGAATTTAAGAACGTATTCGCCCACTTGTCCAACTTCGTGACAACCGATTAGCTCGTCTTTGAAGTCGCGCCAAAATTGTAACATGTGTGCCTTTGTTGCGAATGTTTTTTTGTGTGTTTTCATAGTGTGTTTTTCCATGATTGTGTGCTGGTTAGTGTAGCTGATGGACTCATCAGTGACGTAGTAAACGCCAGACCCATTTTTGGGTTTCGTCCTTGTTATCGACCCCATGATTCTTTGATCGCTACCCATATGATAGCTTGATACTCGTAGCCAGTCATGCCAGCCGCACAGTCTACGGTTAGCGCCTCCAATCTACGATACTGTTTTGCCGTCACGCTGTCTACAGTTGGAACAACATCGTCCTCTGGAGTGCATAAGCAAGCTCTGATATGCCACTTGTCGATTGTGATGTGATCGTCTGATAGGTAGCCTACGTTCATCGCAAACGAGTGAGTCTTCGGTGATTCAGCGGTGATTTTCTTGCCCTCGTAGAGTATACGAAACGCCTTTTCCTTGTTAGCATTGTAAGTGC